CTTCTTTTGGTAGATGTGGCAGAGCTTGACCCTGATGATGAACTCCCTTTTACACAAGATAACGCAGAGCTTCTTATGAAGAACTCTGGAGATTTTGATACATGGATTACCGAGGTTGTTGGTGACCTTGAAAATTTTACTGGGAACAAGTAGCAGAAATACGAAAGCTACTAGAACGTCATGCAAAACAAACAGATTCTAAGATAGATGTTGAAAAATATCTTACAATTTGTGAACAACTAGGTCAAGAACCTGATCCTGCTAAAATGCCGCTCGAACTCTCTGATTTTCCAGAGGAAGTTCAAGTGGCATTTTTTATATTAGGGCTACTACCCGATCGCTACGAAGGCATGAGCGGCACTTATTTGGGAAAAGTCTGGGAAGGAATAGCATTTTTATTCGATATGTACCAAGTAGAAAATCGAACAACGGTTTTATATTTTATGAAAATGTATGAAACTATTATAGTTTCAGAAAAGTTAGATAAAGCAGAAAAACAAAGAAAACAAGCAGAGCGACAAACACAAGCAGGCGGTGGAAAAAATTACACCCATAATGTAAAAGGCTAATGGCGAAAAAAATACAAATTGATATTGAAGTCAATGGCAAAATGCAAAAAGCCACGGTCTCTGCTAAAAAGCTAGAAAAAGCTTTAAAAGGAGCAGATGCAGCAACAGGAGGATTAGAAACTAGTTCTAGAAATGCTGAAAGACAGCTAAAAGGGACTGCACGTACTTCTTCAAATAGTACAAAAAACTTTTCTAAGATGGCTCAAGGCATAACTGGGGGCCTTGTTCCTGCGTATGCAACTCTTGCAGCTAACTTATTTGCATTAAGTGCTGCATTTAACTTTTTTAAAAATGCGTCTCAACTAGAAAACTTGGAAAAAAGTCAACTTTCTTTTGCACAAACAACAGGTATTGCAATGGCTTCTGTTACTAACGGATTAAGAGAAGCAAGCCAAGGAATGTTAGGTTTCAGAGAAGCTGCTCAAGCTGCTGCTATTGGTACAGCAAAAGGGTTTTCTCCAGAGCAATTAAATAAATTAGCAGAGGGTGCAATGAGAGCCTCTGTAGCTCTTGGTAGAGATTTTGCAGATGCTTTTGATAGACTGGTACGAGGCGTATCTAAAGCAGAACCTGAACTTTTAGACGAATTAGGAATTACTTTAAGACTGGAAAGAGCAACTAAAAGCTACGCAGATGCATTAGGTCTAGAAGCTAAAGCTCTAACTGAGGCGCAAAGAAGCCAAGCAGTCTTATTAGAAACTCAAAGACAATTAGATGAAATTTTTCAAAATGAAGCGGCGGCCAACCCGTTCATTAAGTTAGATAAAGCATTTGAAGATTTAATTAAGACAGTCACTCAAAAATTCTTACCTGTAATATCAGGAATAGCTGATATTATTTCTAATAATATTGCAGCTACTATTACAGTTTTTGGACTATTTTCTTTATCTATTTTAAAAGCGGCGTTTAATTTATCAGGACTTCAAGCAAAAGTTGATGACTGGGCGGCTTCCCATAGCAAGGCTGCGACTCAGGCAAAAAATGACATGGAAGCTTATCGAACTCAAATTGAGCGTTCCGAAGCAGCCCAGAAAAAACTAAAAGAGGCCGCCAAAAAAACTCTTCAAGGATCTGCACAAAAAGCTTTAGACCAAGGCTCAAGTAGTGCATTGTTGAAAAAAGTAGCTGCAGGGGGAATAGATAGTCTTGCAAAAGTAGATCAAGCCAACTTAAAAAGATTCTTGAAAAAAGCAGAGCAAAATGTTGATGCTTCTGGTAGAGTAATGTCCGGAGTATTTAAGGGTGTACATATTTCAGTAGTTCAAGAAATGAACTCGGCGTTTGCCAAGATAGATAGTAGGGTCAAGATTACAGAAGGTCGATGGAAGTTAAGTTTTAAAAATATTCAGACGTTTGGAAAAATTATGCTGTCAGGCTTGGTGGCTGCAACCAGAACAGCTACAACTGCTATGATAAATATGGCAAATGCAGTTGGAAATGCTTTCATGAAAGTAGTAAGAATTCTATCCGTAGTTGGACTGGCTCAAATATTTGGTAGTCTTGCTATGGAGTTTACCCAAGCATTAGACGGCATGTTCAGAAAGGTAGCAAAGTTTTTTGGTATGGAAGATACCTATAAAAATTCAGACCTTGGAAAAGCTTTAGCTCAAACTTCAGTTTTAATAGAAAAACATAAAGAATTAAAATCTGCTGCAGACAGCGCAGGAGACGCTATTAAAAATATGTCGGGAGATATTGATGGAATTGTAAAAGGCATGAACAAAGTTCAAAAGCAAGGATTCAATTCATTAAAGGCAGGTGACGATAAAGATGCTTTAGAAGCTTTTGCAAAACAAGATCGTATGAGAATAACTGCCATGGCAACTCTTCCCTTAGAAAGTATAATGGAGAAAGTTACCGATATTGCCCGTATGCAGGCTAGTGGTGCAACAGACGAAGCTAACAAACTTTTGAAGAAGCTAAATCCCGAGTTAGAAAAGCTAGCCACTGTCTCTCCTAGAGTTGCTCAAATACTTCAGCAGCCTATAAATACTTGGGCAGAATCTTTCGCAGAATTACAAAGTGCTGCAAATGATAGCTTAGGGACTTTAACGTCTTTTGAAGAACAACTAACCGGCCTTGAGGATGCAATGCGAGATCCTAGCGATCCTGCGTCTCTTTCAATGAAAATATTACAAATTCAAAAGACACTCAAAGATGCTCAAAATAAGATAGGCCCAGGAGCTTTATCCGAAAAACTTCAAAAAGATTTAGATGCTCTCTCCGAAAAAATGGGTATGACAAACGACCAATTCTTAGCATTTGTGCAAGACGAAATTTCGAATAGAAGAGACGCTATACGCTTGGGTAACGAAGATGCTATTAGGCGTGAAAAAACAGCAGGAATGTTAGATAGATTCGCACAGGCTAGACAAAAGTTTTTAGACGATGAACTAGCCGCAATGGCTTCAATTGCTCTTAAAGAAAATGAATTGAGATACTTACAAAAAACTCGAGCTTTATTAAATGCAGACGAAGTAGCTGCGAGAGATGAAGTAATATATGCACTAGAACAGCAAATTGAGAAAGAAAAAGCTATTCTTGAAATAAAACAAGAACAAGAAACGGTTGCAATGAAATTACGAGACCTTGATCAACAAGCAGATTTATTGCAAAAAGAAATACAATTAACACAAGTAGCAAAAACTCTAAATGATGTTATCAGTAAGCGTCTACAGATGGAGCAAAATATTGCAGATCTTAAGGATAAGCAACTTCAAAGAGAAATAAATGCAGCAAGCAGAGAAAGAAGTCGAACTCCTATGCAGGGAGGTTTTATTAATGAAGGACTAACTCTAAAAGACCAAATAGCAGCACAGGAAGCTTTAATAGCTAGAATGGAGCAACAGTCCGCAGCGCAACTAGCAGCAAAAAATCAAGCAATTGATTTAGAATACGATCTTTTAGCGCTACAAACAGATCTTGAAGCAACAAGACTTCGACGACTAGCTTTGGAACGATCAGAAGCATTAAGACAGGATAAGCAAGATCCCTCTCAAGATTCTCTAGTTACAAGAACAAACGAAATGGCCGGCAGGCTAGAAACACAAGCAGACGCCTATGGAGACACTGGTGAAGGCTCTATGAGAGATACTGCGAAAACTTTAGCAAGTTCCGAGGTGAGTGATGGACTTGCGGCTGCAAATGAACAGCTAGAGATAATGAAGCAGAAATTAAATGATACTTTTGGAGACGGTGAGTTGAATGAGTACATGGCTAATATGCCTGATACTCTTACTTCAGGCTTCACAGATGCCTTTATGTCTATTATGGATGGGACTAAATCAGTAAAACAAGCTTTTGGCGAGATGGCAAAAGCAATGATTGCCGACATTATGAGAATAATAATTAAACTTCTTATTCAAAGAGCAATTATGGCAGCAATGGGAATGGCAGATGGTGGAGTTGCGTCCCCAAGCGGTCCAAAGATGAGATACGGTGGAATCGTCAAGCCACGAGGTTACAGATATGGAGGCTATACAGAAGCACCTCAAATGGCAGCAATCGGAGGTGTCTTTAAAGGGCCGAATGCAGGGTATCCTGTAATCATGCACGGAACAGAAGCAGTAGTACCATTACCAAACGGCAGAGAAATACCTGTAGAGATGAAAGGTGGCGGTGGCCAAAATAATAATGTAACCGTAAATATTAGTATGGATAACTCTGGAGCTGGAAGCAGAACTCAAAGTAGCAACGGACAAGATGCAAATCAGTTAGGAACTGCAGTTGCAGCAGCGGTACAGAGAGAACTTCAAAATCAAAAAAGAGCAGGCGGCATTTTAAGCCCCTACGGAGCAGCGTAAATGGCAGCAACAGTTTCAGCAGCAGCGCCTAGTAATCCAAGTGATGGAGATTTATGGTTTGATAGCGTAAATCTTCGAATGTATATCTATTATGATGATGGAAATACTCAGCAATGGGTAATTACTGGCCCCACAGGATTAAAAGGTGAGACAGGAGACGCAGGACCCACAGGCCCCACCGGTACTTCAGGACCTGCTGGAGTAGCTGGACCTACTGGACCTCAAGGTCTTACAGGACCACAAGGACCACAAGGACCACAAGGACCTATTGGTATAGGTACAACCGGCCCTCAAGGACCAGTTGGAGCTACCGGACCTACTGGGCCTAAAGGAGATAAAGGTGATACTGGGGCTATTGGATTAACTGGGCCTCAAGGACCTATTGGACCCGATGGCCCTGTCGGGCCTCAAGGAGATAAAGGTGATGATGGCCCTCAAGGAGCTACTGGACCCGCAGGAGCTTCTGTAACTGGCCCTACTGGACCTACCGGCCCTCAAGGACCTGCTGGAAATGATGGTGCAGAAGGCCCAGAAGGCCCTCAAGGACCTGCTGGACCTACTGGACCTACTGGACCTATTGGACCCGCGGGACCCACTGGGCCTATTGGATTAACTGGTCCTGCCGGACCTCAAGGACCGATAGGAAATGATGGGCCTCAAGGAGATACAGGAGATATAGGAGCTACTGGACCCGCAGGACCCACGGGCCCTGCTGGACCAACTGGACCTACGGGACCTGCTGGACCAACTGGACCAATAGGAAGTACTGGCCCCGCCGGACCTCAAGGACCTCAAGGACCTGCCGGCCCAATAGGAAATGATGGCCCTCAAGGAGATACAGGCGAAACAGGAGCTACTGGACCTGCTGGACCTGCTGGACCTGTTGGTGCTACAGGAGCGACTGGACCTGCTGGACCAACTGGACCAATAGGAAATACTGGCCCTCAAGGACCTCAAGGACCTATTGGACCCACGGGTCCTACAGGAAATGATGGCCCTCAAGGACAAACGGGTGCTCAAGGCCCTGTGGGACCTCAAGGAGAGAAAGGGGATACAGGAAATACTGGACCTACCGGACCTGTCGGACCTGCTGGGCCTACTGGTGCTACAGGTATTCAAGGCCCCGCCGGCCCTCAAGGACCTCAAGGAGCAGATGGTCTAGATGGTGCTCAAGGTCCCGCCGGACCTGTAGGATTAACAGGGCCACAAGGTAATCAAGGGTTAGGATTTACTGGAGGTAGCTATACTGCTTCAACAGGTATTGTAACCTTTAGCTCTGATGATGGTCTAGGATTTAGTACTGCAGATTTACGCGGTGATGGGAATAGAGGTATTTCTTCAGCAATAGTAGATGTAAATGATGATTTAATTCTTACTCTCGCAGATAGTACAACTATTAATGCCGGACCGGTGGTTGGACCCACAGGAGCGACAGGAGCGACAGGACCTACCGGCCCTGCTGGTACTAATGGAACAGGGTTTACTGGAGGTAGTTATACTGTTTCAACAGGAGTCGTAACATTTACTTCTGATGATGGACTAGGTTTTAGCACAGGAGATTTACGTGGCGATGGAAATAGAGGTATTTCTTCAGCGACAGTAAATGCAAATGATGATTTAATTCTTACTCTTGCAGATAGTACAACTATTAATGCCGGAACAGTGGTAGGCCCGCAAGGGCCCACTGGTCCCACTGGTCCTACTGGCCCTACTGGGGCTACGGGACCTGCTGGAGCAGATGGTGCTGATGGAGTTGATGGAGCAGATGGTACTAGTGGAACTGATGGCACCGGGTTTACTGGGGGCTCTTACGATATAAGTACAGGTACTGTAACGTTTACTTCTGATGATGGACTAGGTTTTAGCACAGGAGATTTACGCGGCGTAAATGGAGTAGATGGTGCTGATGGTGCTGATGGTGCAAGTTCAATTGTATTTGATGTCGAGCCTACTTATACTAGTGGAACTCCTTCTGCTTTTTCTTTCTCAGGGGCAGGATTTCCCGTTGCAAGAACAAATCCTGATCTATATCTTCAAAAGGGTATAACATATTATTTTGATCCGGGTGATTTTGACAGTTTAAGTCCTATTACCAGTTCAGACGGCTGGGCCTTTTCTAGCAGTAACTATATTACTTCTGCGGATAGTATAAATGGTCAAACTTTTCCAGCCCAAGCGCATACAGATACACAGTTTGAAGGAAACTCACAAACTACAACTCAAGGTGTTTATGTATTTACAGCTGCAGGAGCGGGAAATTATGTAAGGCTTTATACAAAAACATACTTTCTGTTGTCTAGTAACTGGTATAGAAAAGCTTATACAGCTTCCCCTACTTTTAATGTAAAAGAAGGATATGTACTTACTTGGGAAAAAATCAATTCTTATCATGAAAGAACTAGTGAAAAAGAAGTACGCGCACAATTTTGGCTAGTAGATATAACAAATGGAGGCTTTTATCGAGCCTATCCTCAAAATAGCGAAGGATACTACATTGGCACGAGTAGTTCTGCTACTTCGTATAGTTATACTTTTACAACCACAGGACAGTATCGGTGGGTAGCTCTTTTAGGAGTACTTGACCTTGGAAATAATTCAGGAGATTCTACAGAAGTCTATGCAGATTTTGGAAATTTTGAACTAAGCAGTGGACATCCTTTATGGATTCAAAGTACTTCAGGGGCTTATGATGCGGCAAATGTTTTAGGGGCTACAGATGGAGTAACAAATAATGGAGCGGATAGAGATAGGGTTTCATTTACTGTACCTTTAGATGCTCCTTCTACTCTCTATTATGTGGACGAAAACCACTCCGCAATGGCAGGAACAATTTATACGAGTGATGCAGGGTCGGGCGGCAGTAGTTCTAGCATTACAGATGGAACTAGCACTTTAGATTTTGATTCTAATAATAACTTACGGTTAGATACTCATTTCCTTCCCTCAACCAGTGTAAGTTACGATTTAGGAAGTGCTACCCAAAAATGGAGATATTTGTACTTAGATAATAATACCATTTTTATGGGCGATCAAACTTTAAGCACAGATTCGTCAGGACAACTTGTTCTTGGCGAAACTATGGACTTTGGAGGTGAAGGCACAGGAGGAGTTGCTTATGTAGATTGGCAAACAGGAAATAAATTAGTTATACGAACTAATGGGCCTGGAGCTCCAACAGAATCTCCTTTTAATGAAAAATTTGCATCAATTAAAAAAGATGATTCTTTCGAGCTGCTAACTGGTGCCGCGATATCTGGTGAAACTGATGCCAACGGCAACTTCCCAGCAAATACAACATTGAAAGCAACTGGCGCTGCCACTTTTACAGCAGTAAGTTTTGCAGGAGATCCTAATTATTATTATGATTGGGAAATACCTGTTGATACAGTGCCCGGCTCAAATGTATATGTATATACTTTTAACTTAAAACGGTCTCCAATTTCGGAAGTCACCCAAATAATTAAAGCAGGCACAACTATAGATGCATCGGCTTTAACAGGGAATCTTCCTGCTTTAGGAATGTCAGGAAGCTTAATCCCGGATACAAATGCTCAATATGATTTAGGGTCTGCTGAATATAAGATAAGACATTTATACTTGTCAGATAATACAATTTACTCTGATAGTGGAAATATAAAAGTAGCTCAACACCAAGCAGGAGGGGCACCCAGCACCTCTACTCGACTCATCTCTACAGCAAAGTTGAAAGAAATTGCAGCGGCTTCTCCAGATTATGGGGCTTTTCAAGCAGCTATTGCAGCTCTTGAGGATAATTAAGGAGACTTAAATGGCAGCAGATTTCCCAGGTAGTCCTTCAAATGGCGATACTTATACATACAATGGAGTAACATATGTATATAATGCCGTAATAGGAGCATGGAGCATTGATCCCGGGACTGCAGGAGGGACATCCTCTTATGGAGAGATATTTATACTAAAAGTTCCTGCAGATGCTATATCTGGAGGAGTTCCTCTTACAGATTCTTTCTATACTTTTGATAGGGGTTTAAGTAGGGCTTCAAATTTTAATATTTTGACCGCAAAATTTGGAGATGGATATGAACAAAGAGCTATAGATGGAACAAACTCTAAAAGAGATATGTTTGGAGTATCTTTTTCTAATAGAACTAAAGAAGATATTAATCTTATAGCAAAGTTTCTAGATGTACATCAAGCAAAAAACTTTGATATAATTATTCCAGAGTATGATGGAAATCAAACTATAAAAGTAGTGTGTGAGGGATATAATATAAAATATTTGTACCATAGTTATCATTCTCTAACCGCAGAATTTAGACGAGTTTATGAACCATGAGTCAATTTGATTATTACATTGAGTTAAATAGTCCCGGGTATGTTCCCCCGACTACAGATGTATCTGATAACTACGCAATTATTGCAAAAGTCGGAGACACTATCAATGTACAAACAGAATACACAGGAACTGAAGGCGCTATTGTTAAAGAAATACGTTATGTACGTTCTCCTAACTCAGATCCTACAGCTAATGATCCAGATCCAGATCCTCCGTGGTTAGATCATAATGAGAAAGATAAAACTTGGACTTATACCAATTTTGATAATAATGATCATTATGCTAGGTGGTACTTTTTTACTGCTGCAACTACGGGAAATGAGTTAACTACTAAAGCGCAAGCTTCTGTTAGAATTTTATGGCTTCCTTCTACTCTTGGCTGGGATGGTAATTCTGCAGGAACTAGTATTCTTCAGGGAGCTAGTGGAGCTATTAATATATCCGCCCCTACCAGTCTTGTTCCTTATGTAGCAGGTACTTGGACTCCTTATCATGTTTCTGATGCTCCTGTAGCTACTCCTGAAACTTTTCAGTGGAGAATTGTAAGTGGAGGCGGCTCAAATACTTTAATCGATCCTAGTTATTTTGTAAATACGAGCGGGCAAGTATCTATAACAAGCACTACTACTGCTGTACAAATTCAACCAACTGCATCGTGTCCTCCAGGAAGATATTTTCTAAAACTTCATCATTATAATACTACTCCGCAATTTGTTAATGGAACTGCTTCTGCCTCTACTACTGGGGGCTGGAATACTTTTATTGATGAAATTACTTTTGAGGTAGAAGAGTATGTACCCCCCAATGTTGCTGCAACTGGCACAGTTACAATTGATGGAAATCAAGTAGGATTTGGATATGAGTTTTCTCATACGGAAAATATTGCAGACAGTAACGGACTAGGTACTTTTGAATATCAATGGAATAGAAACGGCTACCCCATAACAGGAGCAAATGCAGCTACATATACAACAGTTGCTTATGACTTAGGAACTTCTTTATCTTTAACAATTAGTTTTACAGACGGAGATGGATACAGTGAGTTCATAACTAGTAATTCTCTAGCTATTTCAGCATTTCCACCCGGAGGAGGAGACGACGAAAATACCGGCGCACCCTCCATATATTCTCTAACATTAACTCCTGATATTTTAAATTATAATGACTTTTTAGTATATAAAAAGGATGTAATTAGGGTAATTTTAGAAAATGATCCAAATGATCCGTATAGAGTAATAGATGTTATAAGTACTACAAATGCAGATGTTTCTCCCTTAACGGGAACAACTATTACTTATTTTGATATCACTTTTCTTAACAGTACTGAAGAATCAACATTCGAAGTTGAATTTAGATCAAACTCTAATCCCACATTTAGCCCTTCTTCAAGCTATACTTGGACTATTAGTGGATATGTTCAAAAGGATGGCAGACTAAATTTAATAGAGGTAGTACAAGATCAGGATATTGGAGATAATTTTATTGAATTATTTGAAATTCAATTACCTTCAGGAAACATGGCATTTTTGTACAATGGATTCGACGAGAGCTCTTTAGACAATATATATTTTCCAGACTCCAAAGGATCTGTACTAAATGAATATGTAGCTATGCCTATAATGATAGAAGGTATAGATGTTAAAAGTAGCGGAGCTTCCTCAAGACCCACTTTAACTTTAGCAAATATACCTGGAATTGCAAGAACCGTTATGAATGACGGAGATGGTACAAGAGACGAAGAATTACTTATAAATATTTTAGAGTCTGAAGGTATTTTTAGTGCTCAAGATCTAGTAGGTAGCAAAGTAACATACAGAACTACACTATTAAAGTATACTTACAATGAAGGACAGCTGCCTGAACGCCCTACAGAATTTCCAAAAGCTTCCTATTATATAAATAGAGTAGCTCAAGAAACAGGACCTTTAATGGCTTTAGAACTTGCCAGTCCTTTAGATCTGGAAGGGTTTAAACTACCTAACAGGTATATTATTGGTAAATACTGTCCTTGGAAGTATCAGGGCTTTTTTGAAAATGGTCAAGGAGGGTGCACCTTTCCTTTAAACAGTAGAGGTAACTTATTTTTTGATGAAAATGATGAGTTAATAGTAGGTGCAGCAACATTTCCTGACTGGAGCCCAACAACATCCTATGTAGAGGGCGACAGAGTAAAAACTATTACTGGAGCAAGCGCAGTATATATTCCTACAACTTATAATAGTAAAGTAGTCAAAAATGCTAATGCTGGAGATTTTGATTTATATATTGCGTACAATAGATACTGGATGGAAGCTGACGATGCGGCACAGATACTAGCAAAAATAAATAATTATTATTTAATACCTAGTACTTTAAATTCTCCAGGTCTTGTAACTAATGTTACACTTACTCCCGGGATGACCTCTGGTAATACTGTTTTATCATATGAATATAAAATTACATTTAGTCGTGCATTTCTTGGCCCGATACTAAAAGGTACTGAAATAAGTTTTACTGATGGTTATAATGGAGATGGATATATAAGAATTTGGGAGGCAACTAATCCGAGCAAGGGTAGAAATCCAAATACTCAAAAAGGCGTTTGGAAGAGAATAGATGTTTGTGGAAAACGAGTAAACTCTTGTAAAGTTCGGTTTCAAGCAACTAGTACCCCTGGAGTTTTAGACACTTATTTGCCTCTTCCTTTTGGCGGATTTATAGGAACAAATAAATTTAAATGATAGATGAAATACAAGAACATTTTGCAAAAGAATATCCTAAAGAAGGCTGCGGAATTATAGGAATTGTTGAAGGAAAAAAACAATGGTTTCCCTGTAAAAATATTGCTACAAATAATCAAGATTTTATAATGTGTTCAAAAGATTATTTAAATGTAATTAAAAAGCAGATATTTTAGGAATAGTTCATAACCATATAAATACTAGTAATGAACCTAGTGAATCTGATATAAACGGATGTAACAGTACGGGAATACCTTACTATATTTTTGATTCGGAAATGAATTTAAATATAGTAGAACCAACCACAAAAGCATTTCCTTTAATAGGTAGAGAATATAAATTTGGAGTAATGGATTGTTTCGAAGCTATTAGAGACTATTTAAAAACTCAAAATATAGAAATCCCTCCTAGAGCTTTGTTTGAAGAAAATTGGTGGAAGAAAGAAGATTTAAATTATTTTACTGATGATATGGCAAAGCAATGGGGAGGAAAACGCGTAGATAAAAAAGAATTACAGATAAATGATGTATTAATTTTTCAAATGGAGTCAGATGTACCAAATCATTGCGGAGTTTATATAGGCAAGGATATGTTTTTTCACCATGCAGTACATCGTCTTTCTTGCCGAGAATCTTTGTTTCCAAGATGGGCCCCCACAATTGTAGGAGTTTATAGATATGATGCGTAAAATATATTTAGAAGGGGATATAGGCGAAAAGTTCGGAAAAGAATTTACTATGGACGTATCTTCTTTCCAAGATGTTGTTAAATGCCTTGATTGTAATTTTCCAGAGCTTCGTCCATATTTAATAGAATCTTCGGAAAAAGGTATAGAATTTGTTTGCGAAGTAGATGATACACCTATTACTGATGAGACCGAGCTTTTGCTTCACTATGATACAGGCGCAATGACAATTCGTGCTATACCAGCAGGTTCTGGAGGAGTTGTAAAAGCAATTGTAGGCTTCTTGATGGTAGCACTTTTATTCGTTCCAGGAATGCAGTTTTTAGGGGCGGCAGCAGGAAAAACATTATTTGCAACCGTTATGGCAGGAGGAGCTAGTGGATTAGCAATAGGTGCTGCTTTAGGACTTGCAGTTCTTGGGGGAGCACTTTTAATGCAGGGATTAACTGAAATGATGATGCCTGATCCTGCGACAGATAATGGTGGCGCATCAAAAGAGGATACTTATCTTTTTCAGGGGTCGGGACAAGTAATTGCTGAAGGAGATCCTGTCCCGGTGCTTTACGGGCAGTTAAGAATATCAGGGAGGCCAATTAGTTTTCAAACTGCTAATGCAGCTGCTGTATTTGTTCATAGAGACCCTTTAAACGCTGCCACACCAAATACCGATAATACAAATGAGGAAGGCACAGATAATTATAACGGAAATACAGATGGCGGCAATGGCGGAGGAACTGATGGAGGGGGTGATGGTGGAGATACTCAACCGACCCGTCCACCCAGTGGGCCTGATTTGGACCGAAGTATTATTCCAAGATTTGAGTATTAAGTAAAGGAGTAAATTTATGCCAGATGGTATCGGGGGTGCGAATTACCTATTTAATTTAGGTATTGGCGGACCAAATAATTCAGGTAATGTAAATCAAACAGAAAGAGTATTTACTCAAACTGGGTCAGGCACAGTAATACAAAATATTTCTATTACTGATGCTATATGTGAAGGCCCAGTAGCAGGTTTGGTAAATGGAACAGGGTCTATTTATTTTGATGATGTTCCTGTAAAAGATGCAAAATATTTAGGATATATTCCTCCCCAAGGAGTATTAGGCTCCGCTATAGATCCTAGTACTAGAATTGCATTTTCTGGTAAAAATGGAACTTTATCAAGTGGGAGTACGCTACCAGATTATATGATTGATACCAGTACCGGAGATTACTATGCAACCGGAAAAAGTATAATTTTATTTGATTATTTATTCGTAGATGACTTAGATATTACATCTACTGTAAGAGATGCAAATAATCAAGTAAGAATTACAGCTGATGCAGCAAATAATTTAAGCGGAGATATACAAAGGTGGATTACCTTAAATGATGAAAATTCGCGCGCCTTTTTAGTAGCAGCAGATGCTGGTAGTGTTATGGGGGGCCAGACTGTATATGCTATTGCAAATACTATTATATTTGAACCAAAAAATCCTTATGTTGCCATTTACCCCCAAAAGTATAAACTATTTATTGCTAAAAAGTTTGCTCTTGCTAGTATTCCTAACAACAAAAGTGTTGTAACCGAAAACGAACCACAACCAGGAAATTATATATTTTCAATTACAAGCTCTCTTCAGTTTAATTTCGAAGAAGAATCCCAGATAGAATTACCAGATGAAGTTACTGTAGACGATGCACCAAATTATTTATTGCCCGACGAAAAAGACGCTTGGGTAGACTACTATAATCGACAGTCTGGAGGCTGGAGAACTGCGGGTAATTTTTTAAAAGTAGAAGGGCTTTATTCGCAAGAACGTAGGGGCTATTTGATACAAGAGCCTTTATCAGAAGTAGGCACTGTAGGGGCGGCCGTAGTTACAGAAGGAAATTTAGGAGGAATTACCACAGACTTAAAAATATTAGCCCCAGATCCTAATAATCCTACTCTTTCAGACTACGGCAAAAATACCAATGAATCAATAACAATTTTTGATATACACGGGCTTCCTAATATCGATCCAGAAAATGGATATGTAAATAGAACAGGGTTAGGTCAGCTGGAGTTAAACGCACATACTGTAAATAATCCTACAGATATTCCATCAAGTGCTTTTGCAAATAATGCAAAAATAAACGAAATGGATCAAATTTCTTTAATGATTACCTACCCTCAAGGATTACATACAATGAATCAAGAGGATGGAAGTCTATTGACTTGTTATGCTATATATAAATTTAGAATAAAATTTACAACAAATGGAATTACAGGACCTTGGGTTGATTTATTTGGAAATTCTGTTAGACATTGGGGAAGAACAAGAGCAGGAATTTCTTATGAACATATTATAGACTTAGAAAGTTTCAGACCTTTTGATACTTTTGTACTACAAGTAGCTAGACAAACTAGAAGTGCAGGGCTACCTGTTTACTCAACTGGAAGATCGGCAGGCAGTGAAGATGATAAGACAGACTATTATACGGTTGCAGAATCGGTAATTAGTAAAATTCAATGTGTCATAAAAGATAAATTCACCTACCCATACACAGCACTAGTAAATACAATTTTTAATTCTAAACAGTATAATAAAGCTCCCAGAAGAACTTATGAAATGCGCGGAATGTTAGTAAAAATTCCCGAATCTTACACTCCTCGGGAGTACTCTCATACGGGCAAAGCCGAGTATGAAAATTTTTGGGGAGGAAACTTTAAAAAAGTTTTACACTATACTGATAATCCTGCTTGGTGTTTTTATGATATAGTAACAAATAATAGGTATGGTGCCGGACAGTACATTTCTGAGTTTGATATCGATAAGTACTCTTTATATAGAATTGCTAGATATTGTGATGAGCTAGTAGGTACAGGTAAAATTGCAGGTTTTACTAGTTTTAAAACAGGAGAGTTTTATAGAATTAAAACAACAGGAGCAATACCTTGGACAGACATAGGAGCTCCTGATGGAAATGTGGGAACAGAATTTAGGTACATACGTCCTACAGATAGCGCTCCTTCTGATATGGAAGGAACGGCAGAATTATTAGAACCTCGGTACAGAATGAATGTACTTCTTACTAAGCCGATCGAAATTTATAAAGTATTGAAAGATATGGCAACCAATTTTGCCTCTATAATTTATTGGCTAGACGGTCAAATAAGTTTAGTACAAGATGTTCCTTCTGATCCCGTTTATAACTTTACAAAAGCTAATGTTATTGATGGGCGTTTTGCGTATGAAGGAACTCCTGAGAATACAAAATTTAATCAAATAATTGTAACTTGGAATGACCCTGCTGCAAACTATGAGCTAGTCCCTCTACTTATAGAAGACAAATCAGATATTGCAAAAACTGGACAAATTAGGACAAAAGAAGTAGTAGCCTTTGGTTGTACTTCTGAAAGTCAAGCAATACGAATGGGAAAGTGGAAACTATGGACGGCACAGAATCAAAGAGAAGTCGTTACATTTAAGACGTCTTTTGGTAGTGCTTTCATAAGGCCAGGGGACGTAATAACAGTACAAGATGGAGATCGATATGGAATTTCGTATGGCGGAAGACTTAGTAGTGGAGGGACTCTTAATTCTTTAGTTTTAGACAGAGAGATAACTTTTAATTCTACAAGTGACTATGAAATGTACCTAGTAATTACAGAGCCCGCGGCTTTTTATACCGGAGCTCAATCAATTGCTATAAATGGAACAACTTATAATACTAACGATAGAATACCAGAAGCTTATGTTTTTAATGGCAAAGACTATATTTTAACAAGTCTAGATAGTGAGAGTAAAGCTTCAAATGCATTTTCTAGTTCTGCTGGAGATACATTACTTCAAATGTCTTGGCATTCTGCAACTTATGTGCAAAAAGTAGATATAACTAACCCCGGGACAGTTACAACATCGTCCATTAACTTAGCTAGTAGTTTAGATAAGGTTCCTCGAGCAAATTTAATTTGGTCTATACGAGAAATAAATTCAGACGGGGCCGAAATATTAGGGTCAGCAAAAACGTATAAAGTTTTAGATATAGCAAAAGAATCTAAAAATATATTTGCTGTAACGGCCGTGGAGCACTATAATCAAAAATTCGGAGAAATAGAAAAAGAATATGACTTAGGAGCTATACCCCCTAGTGCTTATGCAGAAAAAGAGCCTGATGTCATTCCTTCAGTTAAAAATCTGCACGCCTCATTTGAAGGCCCTCAAGCTACTCCATTCTCTGAAATTTTATTATCGTGGGATAGACCAGAAAATGACGAATGGATTAGTCATTTTGAAATAGTACATACTGCAGATACAGTAGTGTCTCCTGTAACCACCACAGAAAAGTCAATAAACTTTCCAGGATTTGATTAATGTCAGAAGAAATTACATTTAAAGTAAGAAGTGTTTCTCATAAAGGAAACTATTCTGAATTTAAAACAGTACGGATAAATAGAGATGGGCAAAAGTTTACTCTTATAGGCCCTCGTATTCATGATGGTATGCCCAAAGGTGCATATGCTAGTTTTAATGCAGATACAGTCAATTCCTTTAGAGCCGATGAAACTCAAAGTACAGAGGAAGGAGCAGGAGATCCTGTATCTAGTAGGTATAGGGGTTTAATAAATTGGCCTTTCTTAAGAGATTTAGTAGCAGAGTTATACCCTGACGGCTGGACTTATGAAGGAACCGTTTTAAATCCTCAACCTACAGAAGATTTTGACGAATTTGATTACACTTTTGAAAGCTATCCTGTTAATATATCTTCAATAGTAAATCCTCAAAATGCAATCACAGTATCAGAGCCTCAAGTAGTAAACTTAGATGGAGTAGTTCCTGACGAGACACGCGAACTTTATATACTATTTCAAGCGCAGTATAGAACCATTCATTTAGTGGAGTGGGACAAACATGCAATGCCAACATTACCGTTTTGGAGATTTATGGGGGATGGCACGCGTGCTATGGATCATAGCAGTAATTGGCTTAGCATTGGAAATGTTGCGGTATCAACTGACGGTATAATGACAGGTTCAGGGTTTAGACAATCTCTTAAAGTTAATGATACTGTAACTTTTCCTGTAGGCTCTATTAATGACGAATACTTAGGATTAGGGGCCAAAGTAATAGAAATTAACAGTGATACCCAAGTTACTTTAGATCGTTCTTTTGAAACCGAACTTCAAGTTCAAGCAGCTTATAGAGCTGTTTATCGTCCTAACTATTCTAATGACGCTGTTCTTGCACAAGTTCTTAGAGGTCCTGATGGGCCACCTTACGTATTAAACTTTATACTAAATCGTTCCTTTATAGGCGCTGTTTCTAATTTAAATCCTCAGCAGCAAGCAGAAACAGGAACAAGTGATGGAATTACAATAAATGGTCCAAATGCCGGAATTGACGTAGCTGGAGGAAGTATTCGTGGGGGAATGACTGATTACGGTGTTGGTACCGGTTTTTGGTTCGGCGTAGATCCTACAGACGGTTTACATAAAGTAGCTATAGGAGATCCAGCAGCAGGAGACTTTATAACTTACGATGGTACAGACATTAATTCTAAAATGAATAATTTAGAATTAAGAGGCTGGCTAAGAGGTCCTGCTAACTTTGTAATTGACCCAGCAGTTCATGGAGACGATACGGGTACTGTAATTATTGCAGGAAATTTACAAGTAGATGGTACTACAACAGAAGTAAATAGTACTATTATGACTGTAGACGATAAAAATATAGTTCTTGCAGATGGTGCAGGAAATGCTGCAGCAGCACAAGGAGGAGGTATTACTCTTGACGGAGCTTTTGCAGCAATTCAATATAATATTGCTTCTTCTTTACCAGATGGATCTGGAGGTACGGGGCCTGCATGGGAATCTAATATTCAATGGACAGTTGCTGATGGTCTATCTGTTTATGGCTCTACTCATTTAAGAGAAAATGTTTTACTTGGAACTTCTTCTACCGATGTAGTTACTTTTAATGCGGAAATTGAAGAAAATTTAATTCCTACTACAGCAAATAGTTATGATATTGGTAGTTCAGCTAAAAGATGGGGAGAATTATTTGCAAACGCCGCAGATATAGGAACAGGAGGACTGAAAGTAGCAGGAGGTTCTAGCACTCAAATTTTACAGCATGATGGTACAAAATTAAGCTATATTGATTATACGTTAGAAAGTTTAACAAATGTTTCTACTGGGGCTACCGCGAATAAACTTTTAAAATATGATGGTACAAATTGGGGTCCTGGAACAGTAGCATTTTCTGACTTAACTAATACTCCCACAACTTTAGCAGGTTATGGGATTACCGATGCTGCTACCGCAGCTCAAGGAGCAAAAGCAGATTCCGCAGTACAGCCGGGGGATAATGTTTCTGTTCTAGCTAATGATGCAAACTATGTTACTTCGACCAGCCTTCATGCAGTAGCCACAAGTGGTAATTATAGTGATTTAAATGGTACTCCAAATCTTCATGCAGTAGCAACATCAGGCTCTTATAATGATTTAATTAATAAACCAAGCATACCGACAAAAACTAGTGATTTAACAAATGACTCTGGGTTTATTACAAGTGCACAAATACCTAGTGATGTTAGTGATCTAACTGATACTACTAATTTGCTTTTTTCAGGCAACTATAATGATTTAAGTAATAAACCAACTATACCTACAAAAACTAGTGACTTAACTAATGATTCAGGATTTTTAACTTCAGGGAGTTTTGCAACTGTAGCTACTACAGGTAATTATAATGATTTAAGTAATTTACCAAGTATACCTACAAATAATAATCAATTAACAAATGGTGCGGGGTATCTTACAGATGTATATACAATTAATGGAAATTCTATAATAGGAACAGGTAACTTAAATGTACAGGCTACTCTTGACGTCGCAGGACTTACTGATGTAACAATAACAAGTATTCAGTCCGGTAGTTACCTTTTCTACCAAGGGCCCACAGGAGGCTGGGTAAATGCACAGCCAAGTATAGCTACCTTTAATGATGTAGCATATAGCCCTAACCCTCCAGCGACAGATAATGAATTACTGCTTTGGGATACTACAGCCGGAGAGTGGCAAAATAAAGCTTTTAGTACTTTTAACTTAGGAGATCTAGGGGATGTTAGTAGTAATGTTCCTTTTTCTTCTGACTCTGTTTTAAAATGGGATGCCACAAATAGTGAGTGGGAACCTCAAATGCTTTATCTATTTAACTTAGCAGATACGGCAGTAGGAGGTAGATCAAATGGCGATGTATTAACTTGGAGGTCTATAGACAGCAAATGGGTGGCTCAAGCTCCCGGCACCAGCATAACATTAGGTAGTTTAAGTAATGTAGACTCCGCTGTAGATACCGGTGGTACCTACCACGTTTTATCTTGGGACGGTAATGAGTGGCATTCTCGCCACCTTCCCTTTTATCATATAGATATCTCATCAAATGATTTTAGAAATGAAGTAGACAGTGTGCTGCCTTATGGACTAAATACCTCTAGTGCAACATCTGGACAAATTTTAGCTTGGGATGGAACTACTAGCGACTTTACTTGGGTAAATCAAGCAAGTGCAGGACAAACTCTTGCTGGACTAACAGATGTAAATATTCTTGGTGCAACTCAAGGGGATGTTCTTGTTTACGATAGCGGAAACAGTGCTTTTGAAAACGTTCCGCAATCGGATCTGGATGTAGTAGAATCTGGAACTTGGACTTGTACTATCGCGGGAAATTCTGGAGGAACTCAATACTACGTAAAAACAGGAAAGTTGGTTCATGTTAGTGTGTCTGCATTTAATATAGGTACTAGTACAGCTGGTGCCATTCCAATAACAGGGCTACCCTTTGCTATAGGTAGATCCGGCACTGCTCCTGTAAGAATAACGAATTCTGCTACTAGTGTTTCTGGGGCAAGTATTTATGTAACCGCTATAGCGGGGACAAGCACTTTATATTTAGAGTATAATACCGCATCGGGGTCTCCAACAGCCGTACCAGGATCTATGCTAGGAACCAATACTGGTTTATCATTTGGAATAGCTTATCAAACGACATAAGGAGAGTAAAAAATGGCGTTAACTAAACAGACAGTGGTTGATAGAATAGAGATTGTAGAAACTCAAGATGAGTCCTTTAATACTATAGTCGCTGTTCAAGTAAGAGAAAAAACAAAAATTTTAGAAGATGGTAATTTACTTTCTTCTTCTTTTCATCGTTATGTAATTTATGCCGAGGATGATTATTCTCAACGAGATGAAAAAGTACGTGCTGTATGCGACATTGCATTTTCTTAACTACTAATACCCTTACAAAAAATATATCTTGACAAGGCAGGTATGCTTTGTTATAATCATACCATAGAATATTTAAAAAAAGCCTTCTTAAATAAGAAGTTAGCGCCCTTCCAATGAATAGATTAGTGACACTTGTTAAAAACGATACAGGACCTGATTTAACTGTAGTTATTGTTAAAAATGAAAACAATGACAGGTTTGTCACTGATTCTGCTAATGTATTTTTAAATATTCGACGAAAAGATACTCCTACTGCAATTGTGAGTGTTGCGGCAGACGAATTTAAATCTACAGATACTCAAGGCCAATATGTTTTTAATTTGAAGCCTTTTTTAACTCATGCCGATGTAGACGATGATTTTTATGAAGCAGAGGTAGAGTTTATTGTACCCGCAGGCGTCGATGAGAGTAATAATCCTTTGACAGAAGTTTATACAACTTTTGAACAAATTACTATACAGGTGCGGGATGATTATACATGAGCGGAAAGTTTCGCATAGATTCTTTAATAGAGAACTCTTTATTAATAGCAGATACTAGCGATACTGCTATAGAAATCGATGCTGCTTCGGTATCTCTTCTATCTTTTTTAGATGTAAGAATTACTCACGAACAGCTTTTACGATTTTTTCTCTTGGATGAAGTATTTCAAGAGGATGTTTTTGCAAAAATTGTACACTATAGACGAAAGTTCAATGAAGTATTAATTACTCCTGAGTTAGTATCTAAGCAGCCAGCTCTTAGTGAAGATGAAGAGCTACTTACTGTAGAAAAGTTTGATTATTTTCACCTTCGTAGACGACTGCCGCAAGAAAACATACTGTTTTCAGATTCTATAGTTACTCCTAAAGTTAAAACAAAAAATGAACTTTTGTTTACAAGCGATCGGGTGTCCAAAAGACTGCCTGACATAACAGCTCGACACGCTACTAAGGATGAAAAATCAGATTTTGATTTTATTGTAGAGTTTTTTGACGAACAAATAGACTTTATTTTAATAAGAAATCGTCCTCAATTTGATGCAGCAAGAGTATTAGAAGTTCCAAATATCTATAGGTATACTAATCCAAGAGATTTAGTATTTTTAGAAGATTCTATTAAACGCGTCCAAGCTATTACAGCTCCTCATGAGACGCAGTTAGTAGACCCTTTTGGTGATGGTAGTGTACCTCAAAAGCCGGGCTTCGATCACATTGTAGAATTTTTAGATGAAAGAATTAATACTCTTCTTTTCCGTGCTCCTATACAACAAGGAGCTTCTTCTGTCGAAAACTTTATTATAAGTAGAATTGTAGATCCTAAAGATAAAGTATTTACATCTCAAGAAGAAGATAAAACAATTGGAAAACAATTTAATACAAATGCTAATACTCCCAGTAAAGATATTTTTTACACTACTACAGCAAGAAATAGTGCGGCTACTAATCCTTTACTAAATTTTGTTAAATTCACTTTAATAGGTAAATTAAAGCAAGATAAAGTTTCTAGCTCGGACAGTATAGCATCAATATCAAAAGTTACAGATATACAGCAAGATAGGCTTCGCACACTAGATACTGCAACTTGGTTATTTGGAAAGCAGTTAAATATAAATGCTATTAGTAGTGCTGGTACTACTAACAAAAATATTGTATATGCTCAATCTGTTCCAGGAAAGTTTAAATTAATTCTTAAACAGTCTCATAAGCCTGTACAAGATAACTTAAAAACTTTAGATTCTATTCTTTCAGCAAAAAGTCATCTTTTAAGCGATAAAATTTATCAAGAAGATGATGCTCCTTGGCTATTTAATAAATTTGCAAGACATGCTACGCAACTAGTAGATCCCTTTGGAGATGGTAGAGTTGCTCAAAAGCCCGGGTTAGATTTTATTGTTGCAGTACAAGCAGAAAGAGCTGCAGATCCTTTATTTAATTTTGTAAAACTGGGAGCGACTCTTGGCTTAAAAAGTGAAGATGCATTTGTAAAAGAAGATGCTTTAGTTTTTTCAGATGCTCTTCTAAATACTGATAGAATAAATTTTGTAAGTTCACAGAAGAAGACAATAGCAAATTCGCACAGAGTTTTAGAAGTTAATCCTCACAATCCTTTATTATCCATACAGGGTATCAGAGACGAAACCCAAGAAGAAGTAGGGATTACTGTACGAAGATATCCGCAGACTCGCCCCCATCCTGGCGTACCAGCTGCACCGAGACACACTTTAGGTTTTGTAGATTTAGGGCCAGGAAAAAATCCTTTATCTGAAGTAGAACTTACGGATAAGCTACCTCAGCTTAGTTCCGCAACAAAAACGTTTAAAGATAGATTACATTTTGAAGAAGTAAGAAAAGAAAAATACTTTATAAACAAAGATCTACCGGTAGAATTTATAACGGATTTTCAACAGTCAGGAGTCTCTGCAAGAACTCCCGGCGCTCCAAAAATTAAATCGCATACTAGTTTTAACCAAGTAACAGATTCTTACTATGAGAGAGCTTGGAATACTTTTTATAAACATCAGCTAAAACAAACTCAAGGAGGCTATTGGAATTCTTCGGGTGTTTGGGTTCCTCCAGTATATCAACCTACATATCCTAATATAAGCTCTATGTACGGAGCAGGACATTGGATAGACGGAACAAACACATTTCCAACTCTTCCAAATAGAGAGTTAGCTTGGTTTCAAGCAGACAGTGGAAGAAGGGAAGATTACGCTTTAGTTGCAGATGCGGAATATAGTTTAGAGGGAGATTTTTATAGCTTTATGGGAACAGGCTATAAAACTCGATATAGATATTGGACAAACCCGTTTCAAACTTGGTTTTCTGGACCCTATAGTTATTTTCCTACAAAGGATGCCCAAGGTAAAAGAGTCTTATTTTATAGAGAGTTTACTAATAGAGACTTAAATGACTCAAGAGCTCCCAGATACTTAATAAATTCTCAGGGCGTTAAATATCAATCGGGGTATAATAAAGGTAGATTAAGATACTCGGGAATTACTGTATTTCAAAAACTAGCGCGTTTAGGACTACTTGGAGGAACTTTTCAGAAGCGTCGATCACTAACGCCGTTTTTATCAAACAATGCAGGAATAAAAGTAACGCCGCCTTTAATATCGAGTTCTGGGAACACAAGCGTACAAACGGATAGAGTAGGTGCATTTTTCTACCCCTATCTTCAAAATCCTGTCGGAACACCAGAAGATGTTATATTAAAAGAAACTCGTGGACCTATAAAGAGTTTCTTAAGAGCGGGGTATGTAGGTCCTGTAAATGATGCATTAGGAAATTATTTATATGACGTAAAATTAGAAACTATAAGTAAACACTTTTCAAATTACCATAGAAAAACATTTTTAAATCCTTTTGATAATCAATATATTGAAGGACTATTTGGAGGTGCAGAATCTTCATTTGCTGAAAAAAGTATTCTTACAAATATATCATATGCACTTCCTCGCTTTCCCTTAGATACAGGATTTGTTAGAAGTAGAAGAAGCGGGGCAGACGGAACTTCTGATGTTAAAATGACTCCTAATCGAGTACAAAAAGACGATATTTTATTGTCTTATATAGGTCCAATATATGATGCACTTGGAAATTATTTGTATGACGTAAAATTGGAAACTGTAGGAAAGAACTTTAAAAATTCTAGTAGAAAGTTAATAATAAATCAAGTTCAACAATTAATTGAAGGAATTGAAGGCGCCCCTAACGAAACTTTAAACTTTCAAGACTTTCCTTTAGTTATATCAGGTAGTTCTCCTATAGTTTCAGATCGTTTTTATATAGGAAATGAAAAAGTTTCAAAAGCTCGAGAAACCTATATTAATGACGGTGAAGTTAGTTTATATGAAATTATTCCTGACTTTGATAGCTCAGGGGCACTTATAAATTTAAATAAAGAAGCTCCTTCATCATTATATCAACTTCGTAGATGGGGTAAAAATTTATATGCTTCAGAAAGTATTTTAGTTAATCGTAGAACGGATGTAGGGGGGTATACGTATACAGCTTATAATACTTATACTCCAAACAATGTTCTTGAAAGCTGGCAGCGACCAGGCTATGGCCCTGGTACTTCAACTTTAGGGAGCTTTAATTATAGTACTGGATTTTTTTGGAAAGGTAGTTATTTAGCGCATGACGGTAGTACTCTTTCCACTCCTTACTATTATAATTCTGCCACTAAAACTGCTTTTTTGTGGAACTCTGTTGCAGGATATTGGGTACTAGTTACTGATATAGATATATCTATTTCTAATATTTTAGGTTCTTATGGGCAAAATGGATTTATACAGCATTTAACTAATGGAACCGACCCAACTAGACCTTCTGCAGGAAATTTTACATATGAAGATACAGTTAATGGAGGTTTAATAAATGATTATATACTCTATCCAACGTATAATATACCTAGTGGATTACAGTCTGAATTTAGGTGGAGAAACTTAGGTAATATAGAGGCCATTTATGCGGGAGATATAAACTATAATATAAATAATCCCGGAGGCGGCCCAGGATACGCAAGTAACCCCCGCCTTAAACTACTGAAAGGCTCTAACGATCACTTATATGTAATTCTTTATTATGGTTCGGGAGTCTTGACATCAGGAAATATAAGCAATAGTCAAGTAGGAAATGGTAGCGGTACTAGCTGGCAACAAGCTAGTTATTTAACTCTTGTTGACAAACAGACTCCAGTACCTGGAGAAACACTTTCTCCAATATTTATAGCTTCAGAAAATTCAGCGACAGACAATACATTTGTACAACAGCTGAGACATTTTGATAGAACACATACGGAAACGGTCGAGGTTGCTGACCCTGGATCCGCCTTTATACCCGTGTACTGCGCTTCATACTTTTTGGAGCCTTATGTCAGCGAAGATGGCAAATCCGCCAGTTTTTAGGAGATTTTAAAATGCAAAAAGACAGTGCTCAAATCAAGGGAATTGTCAATCTCGTTTTGAGAGATAACGCGGGTCGAGTAAAACAACATAAAACTATTCGAAATATGGTAACAAACTACGGTTTGGCCCATATTGTCGGCCGTTTAATAGACCCAAAACAAGATATTCGAGGAAGCCATGTTATTCCTCGAATGATGAGCCATATGGCGATTGGCTCAGGCCAAGCAGACGCAAGTAGAGGTGGTAATGTAGGTTCATTTACTACCACTAGTGCAACTGATCGTGCCTTGGAATTTGAAGAAGGGCTTCGTGTACAAGTTAAAAGAGATACGTCTTTTAATGCAGAGTATGCAACTTTTACTGTAGACTTTGCAGACACGCTTCCTGCTCCATATCTGAGAGCTTCAGGCACAACTCTTACTATTGCCCCTACAACCAACCAAGGATCAGATGCTTACAATGCTAGATATATCCGTGCGCCAGGTGGTAACATTGGTGACGCAATTATGACAGTAAGCGATACTACGTCAGGAGGCACTAAAGCTTTTCCCGACGGGACAAAAATTCTTGCAAAAAATATTAATTCTGACGGTCTGTTGGAGTTTACTTTGGACGCTACTATTGATACCACTAACTCTGCATTTGCTACTGCAGGCACCCCTGTAACATTAACGTTTACACCTATTCAAAGTCAGGTTGGTCGTTTGAATCCATCAACAGGAGTTGTAGAATCTACAGTTAGCTGGAGTGGCGCGGGGGATGTAACTGGTGTTAATTCTGCAGATCTTGGTGGATCTGGAAACATTCCTACTCGAGGCATTATTGGAGGCTACTACAATCAGGGAGATGCTGGTATTAATGGCACCAGTGATCCAGTGCCCCCATTTTTTGGAGACGCAGACGATGTACCTGTAGATATTGCATATGGTGATCCTTTTGTTCAATTTGGTACTTCTGTTGACGGAGTATTCCAAGGTACTGTTGCGGGTAGTAGTGTTGTAATTGACCAAGGTGTAGATCCTGAAGGGTACCCAACTAGTGAAAATGATTATGGTTCTCAGCCTAGTCCTGTTGACACTTCGGATCCCACAAATACTAGCCCTCCGAATGCTGTTGCAGGTACTAAAAAGACCGGTACTCGTATTGTATACGTAGCTACTTTTAAAGAGCAGAATCCTGCTCCGACTGGCACAACTTTTACAGGTGGAGGCACCGAGTGCCCAATCGTAGAAGCAGGTATTTTTAATGCTCTGGAGCCTGATGTAGATGCTAATACCAATGCAGACTTAACTTCATTTGATCCACCCCTTCTTCCAAGCGGCGGAACAGGTACAGCACAAACTAATACTTTGGGAGGCTCAATCGTTACTCTTAACGCTCCAGGTTCTACTAAGGGTGCTATTAGTCAAACTATGCTGTGTCGTACCACATTCAACGTAGTAAATAAAGCAACTGATGATACTCTGCAAATTACTTGGTCTGTACAATTGAAAGACACGCCGTAATTTACAAAGTAAGTTAATATAGGGGTTTTTAATGTCTGCACATATCGGCACTAACATTGTTATTGTAACAAAAGATACTGCTCAATCGTATAGTGATGGTAGCAGCTCGAATGCTGTTAACAGACTGCTTTCTGTTTTAGAAGTTGATACAAATTTTATCAACTTAAAAGAAGCCATTATTCAATTTGAGCAGTATGCAAGTGCTACTCTGGCACCATTGGCAGCCCCTTCATTAACAGGAAATGCAACTTTAAATAGGACAATTGCGGCCTCAGACGATAGTATTAGTATAGCTAATACACAGTTTGTTCAGGACGTAGTTGCTCCTATTTTAAGTGTTCAAAATGATTCTCAACTGGGAAATGCAGCACTTTTTGCTGACCTAGCTACTAAAGCTGATTTATCCGCTTCTAATACTTTTACTGTACCACAGTATATACAATCACTAAGCTATACGCAAGCCCAAGCTAATACATCAACAATAGTTACTTCAGGCTATGTAACATATCATCTAGAAAATGTTGTAGGAGATGTATCACCTCTTAGCTCTAATGTTAATGCTGTAAATAACTTAGGTAATAGTACTAGTCCTTGGGATACTTTGTATGTTAATTCTATAATTCCTGTAGGGTTAAATTCAACAATTGGTACAGCAGCTAAGCCTTTTAAGGAAGGCCACTTTGCAAATAATACTGTTTTTATTGGTACCGCAGGTCTTTCTCAAGGTACTGCAGGTGGTTTAGTACTTCCTTTAAATTCATCAATTGGTGATGATGATAGTGTAGTACCACGAAACTTAATTTCAACAGAACTAGATAAAGGTGTGGGGGCTACTACCTCTGGACCTAATCGCTCTTTAAAAACGTCTTTAACTGCATCTGGAAATATTACGGCTAAAGATGCTCTTGTTTTAAACAGTGATGGTACTGTTTCTACAATAAGTACTTCTAATGATACTTTCATAGGTTTTGCAAATTCTACAGCATCTACAGGCAACTCTGTAGAAGTTATTATTTCAGGTCCAGTTACTGGACTCTCTGGGCTGACTGCAGGAGATGAAGTATTTATTGGAGTAACAGGAACTCTTCGTAATAGTAGACAATTTGATAATGATGTAAAAATAGGTGTAGCACAGTCAGCTTCAACACTATTCTTATACTCAACTTCTACTATAGATTTATATGCTCTTTCTAGTACAAAAACAGAACTACAAGATTTTTCTGTTAATACGTTAGCAGCAGGAACGAATGCTTTATCATATAACTCATCTACAGGCGTATTTGACTTTACTCCTGTTAATTTAAGCACTTATGCAACTCAGCTATATGTTGATACCGAAATTGCAAATCTTGTAGACTCTGCGCCTACAAGTTTAGATACCTTAAATGAATTAGCCGCAGCATTAAATGATGATGCAAATTTTGCAACTACAGTTACAAATAGTTTAGCAACCAAAGCTCCTTTAGCAGATCCTGCATTAACAGGTACTCCAACAGCTCCGACAGCAACAAGTGGAACAAACACTACTCAAATTGCTACAACGGAGTTTGTACAGACCGCAGTGGCAAATGATATTGAACTTACGGATTTAAGTGTAAGTACTGTGAGTGCATCTTCAGGAGGCGCCCTTAGCTATAATAATACTACAGGTGTATTTACCTTTACTCCTGCAGATACTTCTAGTTTTGGAAATGCTAGTCTTAATAGTTTTAGTGTAACTACTGGCACTCCAAATTCTAACGGTGGATTATCATATAATAATACTACGGGCGTATTTACATTTACTCCCGCCGATTTAAGTAGCTATCTCACAAGTTATACAGAAACTGATCCTGTAGTCGGTGCAATTAATGGCATTGTAAAAGCAGACGGAGCAGGAAATATTAGTGCAGCGGTGGCAGGCACTGACTACAGTACTTTTGACGCAGCGTTTAGCTCACTAACAGGTACTCCTACTACTCTTTCAGGATATGGTATCACAGATGCTGCACCTTTAGCTTCTCCAACATTTACAGGTACTCCCGCAGCCCCGACGGCAACAACAGGAGATAGTAGCACACAACTTGCAACAACTGCATTTGTACAAGGAGAGATCGCAGGATTTAGTACATCAGGCGGAGACTCTCAAATAGATTTTATTGCAGATGGTGCAATTACTTCTGGAACTGCAGTAACTCTTGGAGCAACTACTGGAGAGGTAACGGCAGTAGCTACAGCGCCTGTAGCAGGCGCTCATGCGCAATTGGCAAATAGTAGTAGCACTACTCATTATTATACTCAAAAAGATGCTCTTGATTACAACGATCAAGACGGAGTATACCAACAATTTTATCAGAATACTAGTGGTCAAACTGTAGGTGTAATTTGGAATACAAATCTTGCTACTCTAACTTTTAGTCCTGGAACTCCTCAAACTCTCTTATCTAGTCTTACTCCTTATAAGTATTTTCATATTAATGGGACTTCAACAGGTATTCTTAAAGTTGGAACGAATTCTTATATTGTTACAAATAGTTCAGGAACTTTATCTATAGGTCCCGCAAATAATGTGGGTGCGTATAGTAAAATTATTACTACTGAAACTGGTGATTTAATTGCATTAAATGGTTCTGACTGTCATTTTGTAACAGTATCAGGAACTACAATTACTTTTGGTAGCGCAATAGCAATTGGTCTTACTCCAGCTTATGGAGCTTTTGAGTGGTCAAAACTTTATAATAAATTGGTTGCAGCTTCTCTTTCTGGAGGAACTGTAACATACTCGATTGGTACAATTTCTGGAACAAGTATTACTTGGTCTACTGCTGCAACAAATACGACTTGGGCAACTAACGGAAATCAAATATTCTACCACGTAGGCTCTGAAATGCTCATTTCTAGCCGAAGAAATTATTGGTATGTAGGGGCTCCTGTCGATTTAATGATGAGAAGCTCTACTTTTAATGGAAGTACTTTTGCATTTGCTTCAAACGCAGAATCAAATGTACTTAGTATGGGGCCTGGAAATAATAATGCAAATTATTATATCTTAGAGCATACAATAAAGTGTTCAAAAACAGATGATAAGTTTGGTATTCTTACAAAATATGATGATGGAACTATTCATAGAGCTTTAGCATCTGTTTCGACTTCTGGGGTATTTGCAAATGAGCTAGGAGCTACTCTAGTAGTAACAAGAGATTATGGTAGTGCTTCGCTAAGATTCCCTGCGGGGGAGAATGATCCTGCGGGCTATCTTGCAATGGTATCTAGCGATAGGGACACTTATCCTAGTAATAATAGTAATATCTATACTTCGTTTTTCCGTACTTCTGCTGCAAGTACAAAAGATTCTTACTTAGGAATTGCACAATCAACTGTTGCAGATGGTGATACAGTAACTGTAATGCTTGCTGGAGCAATTAGTGATGTACACTCATCGCTTACTCCTGATACAACAATGTATGTACAAGATAACGGCACTATTTCTACTACTGTTAGTACTGTTATTGCTGGTAAAGCACTCAATGCAACTTCCATACAGGTATCAGATTCTAGAGGCACATTTGATAAGCCCGTAACATTTAGTACAATTACTGGAAAGCCCACTACTCTTTCAGGATATGGTATTACAGATGGTGCTAGTACTTTATTAGATATAGATATTGGTAGCAACGATTTTATTACTACAGGTAAGGCGTACTATGCAAATATGTTTGCAACTACAGGAGACTTACCAAGTGCATCAACCTATCATGGTATGTTTGCACACGTTCATGGAACAGGAAAAGCCTATTTTGCTCATGCAGGTAACTGGGTAGAACTTGCAAATAACTCTCAAATTTTTGACGGAGCTTGGAGTAGCCTTACAGGTACTCCTACTACCTTGGCAGGTTATGGTATTACTGATGCTGCTTCTGTTTCCTATGTAGATACAGAAATTGCAAATCTTATAGATTCAGCGCCAGGAGCTTTAGACACTCTCAATGAACTTGCAGCAGCTTTGGGGGATGATGCAAACTTTTCTACAACAGTAACAAATAATCTAGCTTTAAAAGCACCTCTTGCAGATCCTGCACTGACAGGGACACCTACTGCACCTACTGCTACAAGTGGTACGAATACAACTCAAATTGCAACTACTGCGTTTGTTCAAGCTGCAATCTCAGGACTTGGAGGCGGAGGCGGAGCTTCTGTAACCGTATCAGGAACAGCTCCGAGTAGTCCGTCCGCAGGAGATCTATGGTTTGACGATGTAGATTTAGTATTATATGTATACTACAATGACGGCACATCAAATCAATGGGTACAAACTAATCCCTCTGGAGCGGGCGGTAGCTCAGGAGGCTCAAGTGGTGGTGCCTCTGTAACTGTAGGGAATACCGCACCTACTTCGCCAACGGCAGGGGACCTGTGGTTTGACGATGACGATCTTTTCTTGTATGTATACATTGATGATGGTTCATCTACTCAATGGGTAAAAACTAATCCTTCTGGGGGTGGAAGTAGTAGTACTTGGGCAGAGAAAACAGCAGCCTATACTGCAGAAGCTGGAGACAGGTTGATTGTAGATACTTCAACTGCAGTAACAGTTACACTTCCTGTAGCTGCAGTACTTGGCGATGAAATAAGAATTATTGATGGTACTGGAAATGCGGCAACAAATAATATTACAATAGCACGAAATGGACATAATATTGAAGGTAGCGCAACAGATTTAACAATTGATGTAGATAGAGCAGCCTTTGGATTAGTATACTATAATGCTACTCAAGGTTGGGTAATGACGGAGCGATAATGGCAAATTATTCTGACGTAAAAGCAAGCGGAGCAATAGTTAAATCTTATGCAAACTTTGCTGCGTTTCCTTCCAGTGGAAATAGTGCAGGAGACCTTGTACTTGCTTTAGATACTGGAGGTATTTATGTCTGGGATGGATCAGAGTGGGATCGTGTAGCTTCTGGAGCAGACGAACTTCCAGAGTTTACAACAGAACCCGCTGCAAGTTATGACTTAAATGATGACGGTACTGCAACAGTGATTACTGTTGCTGCGACTGATCCAGAAGGATTTCCAATAACATATTCACATGATACTGTTCCAAGTAATCAAGCACAGGCTACAATCACAAATAGCGGTGGAACCTTTACTGTAACACCTACTACTACGGAGGCAGATGCCGGCACGTTTAGTTTAAGATTTAAAGCAAGTGACGGTGTGAATGTATCTTCAAAAACAAGCACTATGAATTTATCTTTCTATTCTGGCCTTCTTGACTTCAGCCCCTCTATAGATGGAGCTAGTAGCTGGGACTCAGTTAATGGAGCAGCTTCAATTTCTTTGACTGATACAACCCAAGAATACACAGTTACAAATAATAATACTAATGCTGTCGTACTTCAGTTTGATGTACAAGGAGGTTCAGGACATGTTCAAGGTGGCAGTTCTGCCGGTACGGGAGGTCGTGCTATTGCTACTTATTCTATTCCTGCGGGCGGATCCATTAAATTACGTGTAGGAGCTGCTGCGCCTGGTACGGGGTCTGGAGGAGGGGCTTCTGCAGTTTATAGTAGTACAAATGCAGATACTCCATATATCGTAGGCGGTGGTGGTGGCGGTAGTGGTAATACTACAGGAGGTAATGGAGGAGGTGACTCGGGCGGTGGCGGAACAAAAGTAAGTGGTTGGAACGCATACGGAGGCGGTGGAGGTACTCAAACTGCTGGAGGCGGTGGAGGATCTGGCGATCGTGGAAGCGGTAGCGCGGGCTCTTTTAGACAAGGAGGCAATGGATTCTATAACTCTACAAATGGTCCAGGAGGTGATGGATGGGCTCCTGGAGGTAGAGGAGGATACAAAGGTGGAGACGGCTGGCAAGGTGGTGGTGGCGGAGGCTACTACGGCGGTGGAGGCGGAGGCGCTTCTGCGGGTGGTGCAGGCGGTGGCGGTGGCTCCGGTTTTATAGGAAATGGAGCAACTTCAGTTTCTAACACGGCGGGAGGAGCAGAACAAGCAGGCGGCAAAATTGTGATGACACCGGTACCATAATGGCAAACTATTCAGACATAAAAGCAAGAGGTAAAAAAAGTTTTGCAAACTCTGCAAGTTTTCCTGCAAGCGGTAATACAGGTGAAATTATTGTAGATCAAGCAACAGGAACTTTGCATGTTTGGAAAGGTAGTAGGTGGGATCGTGTAGCTTCTGGTCCTGATGCAGGTCTAATTTTTACTACAGAAGCACAATCTTCTTATGTTCTTGCATCTGATGGTACAGCTACTACAGTTACGGTAGCGGCTTCGGACCCAGAAGGGTTTCCTGTAACATATAGCTATGACGTGCTTCCAGCAGATCAGTCACAAGCAACAATTGTAAATAATAATGATGGAACTTTTACAATTACACCATCTACAAATTCTGCTAATGCGGGAAACTTTACACTAAGAATTAAAGCAGACGATGGAAGAAAAGTAGTACGAACAACGTCGACTGTATATCTTGCTTTTGCTACACTTACAGTATCTCCTGCAGTAAGTGGAAATACAACTTTTACATCAGGAAGTGTAACAGGATTTGCAGCTAATACCGTTTATACTTTAAGTAATAATACTGCCGCTGATTTTGATTTAGATTTTGATTTAGAAGGTGGAGCAGGTGGAGGTAGAAGTAGCGATGGGTTAGGCGGGGGTGCAGGAGGGCTTACATCAGGTAGATATACTCTTGCTGCGAATTCAAGTATTAATCTTTTAGTAGGGGCTAAAGGTAATAATGGCACAGATTCAAGATATGGAGGAAATGGCGGAGAAGGTACTGGCATTTACACAGGTACTTACGGTTCTGGAGAAGTTCCTATAATGGTAGCTGGTGGTGGTGGCGGTAGCATGAATGGAGGCACTCAAACCGGCGGGGGTGGAGGCACTACAGGAGGTGCTGGTAGTGACACTAGCACCAACTCAAATGATACTCCAGCGGGAGGAGGTACTCAAACCGGTGCAGGTGGAGGTGCTGGAGGTAATAGATACAATGGAAATCCTGGATCCGGAAGAAATGGTGGTGCGGCACCTGCAGGAACTTCATCGGGAGGAGGTTATACTAATCCCAATCCGGCAAACTCTGGCCCGGGATTTGGAAATGGCGGCATAGGTTGCTTCTTTCCTTCGGGCGGCGGAGCTGGAGGTGGGGGTGGTGGCTACTATGGCGGAGGCGGGGGAGCTATTGTATTTCCCGACGCAGGGTCTGGAGGAGCGGGTGGCTCAGGATATTTTGATTCAAATGTAGTTACTAATGGAAGCACTACAACAAGTGGAGGAACCGCAAATAGTAACGGATCTTGCACGATCACATTTGTATAAGGAGTAAAAATGGCATATAATTTTCCAGATAGTCCGAGTAACGGAGATACATTTACACTAAATGGTGTAACGTATGCCTATAACTCGACAAAAGGAGTATGGAAGGATACTGCTGTAGGAGTTTTGCCCGCGACAGTTACTTCTTCTGATACTGCTCCTTTAAATCCAAAAGCGGGAGACTTGTGGTATCGTACAGATGTTAGTAGTCTTTATGTTTACTATAGTGACGGATCTTCAAGTCAATGGGTAGGTGTATCTGGACCCGCAGGACCTGCAGGACCCGCAGGAGCCAATGGTGCTGATGGTGCTGATGGTGCTGATGGTTCTTCTGTAACTGCTTATGCAAATTTTGCAGCAGTTCCTACTAGCGGAAATACTGTAGGAGATTTTGCTTTTACTTCTGATACAAAAACACTTTATGTATGGGATGGTACAGAGTGGGATCGAATAGCTGCAGGAAATGATGAAAGTCCTGTAATTACTACAGAGCCGCCTACTACACAAGAATTAAATAGTGATGGAACTACAAGTACAGTTACAATGGTGGCACAAGACCCCGAAGGTTTTGATATTACTTATGGAATTGCTTATAAAACTGCGAATAATGCAAGACCTTCCCAGCTTAGTGCAGATACAACTATAAATCAAAGTACCGGTGTATATACTTTTACGCCAACTACTACAAAAGCAAATGCAGGAAGTTTTCGAGCACGTTTAAGTGCGTCGGATGGAGCAAGAATTACAACTCGTTTTGTAGACTTCAGTTTGAGCTTTATTGTTGCAGATATTACTAATTGGCAACATCATTCTCTAGCTCCGATGGCAAAAATAACAGACGGCTTAACACTAACTGCAAATGGAGGTAACTGGGTCGCTTATGCAAGTAATTTATCTACGCTTGCTCCATATTTAGAAGGGGCTTGGGGTACTACAGATGTAAATAGTGGCCAAGCGGATGCAGGATCTATAACTTTTGATGGCCCGGTTAGAATTTGGCTATTAAGAAACGATTCTTCTTGGAATGCAGTATCTGATATAAATACATATACTTCCCATGCAACTCTTTCTTCTGATGCTATACCTGGACAAGGTGCGGTAAATGTATATCGAAAAGATGTTTCAGCAGGAACTTATAATTTAGATACATTTTCAGGAATGTATTTTATTACAGCACAAGATGGCACCAAAGATAGTATTCAGTATTATGGAGCTGATCTACCTTAAGGAGTAAACAATGGCAATAAATTTTCCAGACAGTCCAAATAACGGCGACACACATACCTCAGGAGGTAAGACATTTACTTATGACTCTACTGTGGGCGCTTGGACTCCAGATCCAGAAGGACTGCCTGTAAATGTTGGACAACATTGGCTTCCTGTAGGAAATGAAGTTTATGATCTGGGGTCTTCTACAAATAAGTGGAGAGACTTGTATGTATCTGCGGGAACAATTAATCTCGGGGATGCAAAAATTACAACAGATGAAACAAATGGTAATATTGCAATTATTCCTCCACCTACTACAGAAGTTCCAAACCCTACAGCTTTAGTTGTAACTCAAGATGGAAAAACTACTACTACAGCAACTACAGCAGGTGCCGTTAATTTTACTCAAGTACAACAAGATTTAGCAACTAATCCAGGTTTTGAAGTAGACCTTTCAATTACTCCAGAAACATTTACAATTAATGTAGACGATCCTACGGCAGGCCATGGGGCAGATTGGCTATGGACTTGGGATGCAGGAACAGTAGCTTATGCTAGAACAAAGATTGAAAATCAACAGCAATCTGTAGTACCTTTATATAATCAGGGAACTTATACAGTAAATAATTTTGCGGCACACGACCTTCATGGTAGTATGACTCAAACTCATAAAATTTATTTAAAGTGGATTGAAGGTGCAGGCACAGATAATAATGTAAGTTGGTCTACTTCCACACTTAATGTTACAGGAGTTACAAATCCTGCAATAAATGGAGGACAAGCTACTGAAGTTCAAAGACTTGTTATTGCTGTACCCTCAACAATTACAGCACCTACTCTTACTGCTCCCACTGTAACTTATGATGTTGAATTTGCAACGACAGGGTACTACACCTTTAGTGGAACTGCTTCTGGAAACAATCCTACTCTTGGCCCTCTTTACAAGGGAGGAACTTATACTTTCAATTTAGACGCTTCTCTTTCGGGCCATCCTTTCTACTTAACAACAGATGATGGAACAAATTTTTCAGCAGGAAGTTATATAGGAGAGTATACAAGCGGTGTAACAGGCTCCAGAAACGAAAGTGGAACTTTAGTATTTGTAGTTCCAAGCGACGCGCCGGATACTTTGTACTATCAGTGCGGTAATCATTCTGCTATGCGAGGGCAAATAAATATTAAGCCTCTCGAAGTAGAGACTTACGAAAATGGAAACTATAGATTATTTTTTCAACATGATCAAGAAGGACACGTTACTCCAGTAGAAGTTAAGCCAGTTCCTACTGTTGCAGATATTGGAAACTTGTGTCTTGTATATGATGCCACAACGGACAAATTCAAAGTAAAAGATATGGGAGAATATCTAGATGATACTGTTCAATTTCAAGCAAAAATTGAAAAAATTGTAGAAACAAATACAACTCAATTTGCAACAACGACGTCTTTACCTGCAACTGTTAGAGATAATACGCCGTTAGCAATAAATATGCATAAAATCGGGTCTTTAGAGGTTGGAACAGGGACTAAAAGATGGTATGCACCATTCAATCTGGAAGTTAGTAAAATAAATGCGAAGTTAGGGGGTCTAGCGGATGCTGATGTTGTAGCAGATGTAAAGAAAAACGGAACATCGGCTCAAACAGTAACTGTTTCTGCAGGAAACACAAGTGGAACAGTTAGCAATCCTACTTTGACAATGGCTGAAGGAGACTACTTAACTGTCGATATCACAAATGTTGGTACAAGTGCTATTGGCTCAGATTTATATTTACAATTTATCCACAAGAGAACTTAAGGAGATAATCTATGGATTTTACAAAAATTATACAGGTTCCAGATGAAGATGGAAACCCTGTTGACGTTACTGAAAATTTTCACGCAACTCTTACAGACGGAGTTGCAGAAATTTTTGTAGTAGATTCTGAAAATAATCACACATCTGTGGTCTTACAACCTTGGAAAACTCAAGATGATGGCAGTCGTGCAGACTGGACAGACCTCAATGAAGTAGTAGCTTGGTATCAAGCTCAGGCCTAAGGAGAAAAACTGATGGCAAAGATTAAAGACGCACGATCCTTTAGAGTTTGTACAATTTTTGAGGACCCAAGGCCTGGAAAGAATACTATCTATTTGGACCACGATGCTTATGACAAAACTACTCTTGCTCCGATTTTTAATGGAACTATTCAGATGAGGGCCTCGTCTGAAAAGAAAGCACAAATGGGCTATAATGACTCTTCGAATTATACTCGAAATACAGACGGTAACGGATATACTCTTCGCGCGGGTACTCCGATGTGTCAAGTTCTTGCAGACGAAACAATGTATTGCTGGCATTACGAAGGAGGCCACGGAGCAAATACCTTAAATAATGTTCAGTATGAGCATCAATTTTGTATTGATCCGGATACTCCTAGTTCTTACTTAAATCGTTTTACAGATGCAAATGGAAATGAGTTAATTATTTGGAATGAAACAATGATTTCTTATAATTGGTATTACACTCATGTATGGTACAACGTGCCTTCCAATAAAGAGCTTTATGAAGTACTTCCTACAAACATTTGGGGGTATGGAGGAACAACAGGCTCAAGTGACACTCAAATGCCTACAATTTATGTGCACAAAGACCCAAATGGTGATTATGTGGGAGGAATTTCTGCAACGAATCGATGGGGCTATAACTTTAGACCTTGGATGGGAATAGCAAGAAATAGCTTTTCCAATTTTGATGATTCTCAGATGAATATGAATTTGTCTCGACGAAACCCATACTGGGTTCAATATATTGGAGCTGACAATTCTGATCTTCCGTTGTATTTGTACACTCATCACGACACGGACTACCAACACTATATTACGCGATTAAATTATTCGAGTAATAATACAACGGATCTTCATACGTTTAACACAGCTCCAGCAGCGGCAGGAACTAGTTATGGTGGTGCTCGTACAATGAACGCTACAATGGCTCAAATGATAAAGTTTTCTTCCAAACATTTTGAAGATCCAGCAAGTGCAGGAAATCGTGTATGGTATACTCCGTATTTTGATACGAGCTATAACTATCACCCATGGGTATTTAAGTGGGATAAAACTACGGATACTTTTACAAGAGACCAAGTTACATCAATTAGTGGTGATTTAAGCTCCACTCATATGTTGAATCTTATGGGAACTACAAATGATTCCTATGGATTCCGAGGCGTTGTATGGAACGAATCTTTTGTAAGCGGTGGAAATCGTTATCTCACTCTTATGTATATGGCGGGAGAGCATCGTATTCATGACAGCACAACGGATGGTCGTACTTTTATTACTTATTCTGTAGATGCTGCTGATGCAACTGTACTTACTCATCATTCTACCGTTACAATTCCTGAAACTGCAAAAAATGCAATGTTTTTTAATGACGCAAAAACTCTTCTTGAAGTTATGGGAGCAGATGCATTTTATTTCTATAATTGGGATAATACCAATGGTTGGGAGTTATCAACTACTTTAACGAATAAAATTTATTCAATTGGAAGAGACAGTACTGGCAGAATTATGGCAACTGCACAAAATAAAGATGCCGAATATTTGGAAACTCATGTAATTACTCCGTCTATTCCTGTACGTATTACCATTACTCCTGCTTCTAATTCATATAACCATACAGGAACCGATATTAATAGTACAGTTGCAGTAAGTGCTTATAATATATCAGGGGATAGAATTGCTACAACGGTGGCTCTTTCTATTGAGGGTTCTACAATGACATTTGCAGGAGGAGCAACTACTACGACTGTGAGCACTTCTACAAGTGCGGACGTAAATGTAGATATAATTATTACGGCCTCTGGTGTAAGTGATATCGTAGCAAATGTGAGTATCTAAAATGTCAAATACCGCTACAATAAGATCAACTTCTGATCCTTCTATAAAGTTAGCGTATCCTCGTGATACGCTAACTATAGATGTAGATGGGTATCCTGCGTGGTCTCTGCAAGGGACCACTACTTACGACTTAGGAGCTTTTATATTAAATTCTACGGGGGCGTCTACTACGGTGACAGCAACGGATACTTTAAGTGTCGAAAACTCTGGAGTTACACTGTCGTCAAGTTGGGCACAGCCTCTTGGAATTGCAGTAAATGGGCTTCAACTATATAGTCCCACAGCTAGTTGGACTACCTATAATAATCTACAAAATACTCAGTCAAATATTGGAGTTGATTTGCAAGGACTTGTTGCAACTCGAGAAATCAATACAAGTGATGCAATTGATATTACTTTCATATTTACAACAACTGTTTATATGATACGGCAAACAAATTGGAGTGGTGTTGATCTGACCGGCTGGACAAATATCGGAAATGCTGGAAATATTGTTCAAGACAGTGGAACTGATGAGGCTGTATATGAAAAGACTTTTACAGCCGGAACATATTCATTTGATAATTATTCTGCAATGTATATGTTCGATCCAGATAGAACAACAACTGTTCCAGCGGCGGGTCTTTTACAATCTGTAAATCCTTTTGCAAATTTAACTCGGGCTGTGCCTACTTCATACACCGCTCCTACTTTTAATGTAAATGAAAGACTGCAAATTTCCGCAAAACGATCTTCTATTGTTTCACTTTTAGAGGAGTTTCGAGAAAGTATTCGAGCAAATAGTGGTATAGTTCCTTTTAGTTTAACAGAACTTCAAAAATTGGAAGGAACAATTAAAGAGTATAATATTTCCAGAGGAATTGCAAGTAATGTTGCAGGCTCTGGAGGCGGTGGCGGTGGCCCTACTGAAACAGAGTCTTGGTTCTAAGGAGTAACTAATGGCATATAATTTTCCTGATAGCCCATCAAACGGAGATACAGTAACAATAAATGGAATTGTATATACATATAATTCTACAAAAGGTGCGTGGAAAACTACCGCTGCTTCCGGCGGAGCCGGGGGAGGCGGCGCTTCGGTGACTGTATCAGAAACAGCACCTACTAGTCCGAGTGAAGGCGATCTTTGGTTTGATCCGAGCGTACTCAAAACATTTGTATATTATAATGACGGCACTGCAAATCAGTGGGTACAAAGCAATCCTACAGGTAGTGGAGGCGGCGCGTCTGGAGGTGCATCTGTAACTGTATCAGAAACAGCACCTACTAGTCCTTCTGCAGGAGACCTGTGGTGGAGCTCTTCCGAAGCAGTTATGTATATTTATTATACGGATACTGACTCAAGTCAGTGGGTTAGTACAAGTGTTCCTGGAGCTGACGGAGCTGACGGAGCTGACGGATCCGCACAGTCTTATACAAACCTCGCTGCATTTCCTTCTACTGGAAATACTCTTGGAGACCTAGCTGTAGCTCAAGATACAAAAGCACTTTATATGTGGGATGGTACAGAGTGGGATAGAATTTACAATGGCCCAAACGAAGATGTCACATGGACTACAGAACCTCCTGAAAGAATAGATCTAGCTATTGATGGCTCTACTTCGTCTTTTACTGTTGCTGCAACCGATCCTGAAGGATTCGATATTACATATAGTTATGATACTAGCCCCAGCAACCAAACACAGGCAACAATAAGTCAAAGTGCAGGTACTTTTACTTTTACTCCTTCCACAACTCTTTCGGACGCAGGAGCGTTCACATTTAGATCAAAAGCTAGCGATGGATTAAATGTTAGTGCACGAACATCAACAATTAGCTTACAATTTTTTGATGGTCCCTATCTAGTAGCAGGCGACGGTACACAAATAATTGGAAGTGGTGGAGGAACCACAGTAACATTAGCCGATACAGTTTCAGATGCCTTACTGCAAAATGATGCAGGTAGAATAGATAATACAGGAGAACTTATACTCTTTACCGGTATGCCCGCATTTAGTTTTGATCCTACCTCTAGCGATAGAATACTAGTATATGCTGTGCAATATGATTATTTAGGGGGTGCATCAATTGGTATAAGTGCAGTTGATAATTCTAGTAGAGGTTTACAAGATATAGCATACTCTGGAGCAGGTTGGGCGTTCGGAACTAGTAGCGGGTACTATTCAGGGAGCAATTCTTTAACTACAGGTAAATGGTACATTATTGCAATACAACTAGCGACAGGTGCGGGTGCGGGTTTTGATGCAAGAATTTATAATGTTACTGATAATACATGGCTTGATGAAACTACAAGTGGAGGTTCCCAAGGGTATGGCTTATGTTACTTACCTATAGACGGAACATATGATAATCATATGGCCTTTTTTGGGGCAAATGCGCCTTCCCCAGTAGCAGGATATGTTGCTAGAGGCACTATGAGCCATAAGGTAGGGGGTGTTGGAGTAATGAATAATAGTGCTCCTATAGATACTCTTATAACACAGTTTAAAAACTTTATATTTACGTAAGGAGTAAACAATGGCAGCAATTAATTTTCCAGCAAGTCCTTCAAATGGTGATACTCATCAGGGTTTTGTATACAACTCTACTTTAGGAGTATGGCAAAGTGCTGCTTCACAGACAGCAGTCACTTCTTTTACAGGACTGTCTGACACTCCTTCAGCTCTCGGAACTGCGGGCCAGATTGCAAAAGTAAATTCTGGTGGTACAGCTCTTGAGTTTGCGGATCAAAGCGGTGTTACAGTTTACGCAACTATAGACTTGCTTCCAGAAACTGCAAATGCAGGAGATCTTGCATTTGTAACAGCAAGCAATCGACTATATCTATGGAACGGTAGCGGATGGTATAATATTGCTTTGATCAATACAAATCCAACTATTTCTGGAGCCTCTTCAAGCTATGGTCTTGCAACTGATGGTACTCCAACTGTAGTTACAATTACTGCTACAGATCCAGAAGGACTTCCAATTACTTATAGTATAGCAAGTGATACTTCGGGAAATACTGCGACCGTAACACAAGGCACTGGAGCAAACACAAATGTATTCACAATTACTCCATCTACAAACGATGCAGATGCAGGAACATTCTCACTTACATTCCGAGCTTCTGACGGTGTGAATATTGCATCCGCAATTTCTGAGTTTACTTTGGCATTTCAGGTACAAAACAGCAACTATACGACTGCATTGATTACATCAGTAGGTACTAATAATCAAGTCAATAATACTTTTGTAGATTCAAGTACCAATAGTCATACGATTACTGTAGCTGGAAATGTAACTCAAAATACGTTTAGTCCGTATCGCCATGGTGGATATAGCATTTACTGTGATGGTGCCAACGTAATGGATTTAGGGTTTTCTACTTTACAACCTGGTGACTGGACATTCGAATGTTGGATGAAACTTGATGGGTATACGGGTGATGCTATTGTGCTAGGAAAATATGGTGGGGGAAATCAATTAGAAGCCTTTGGTGTATCAGGTACAACAGGATATATGATGACTCATACAAACGTTGGTGTAGAAACTCCAACGTGTAATACTGATTTACGAGATGGAAAATGGCACTATCTTGTTTGGGAGAGATATAATGGTACTTATTATTATTGGGCTGATGGATCACTAGAAACTAGTTTTTCTAATTCAGAAACACCCGGTGCAACTGGTAATTGGATAATAGGCGGTGTTGCAAGCAGCCGTTTCAAAGGAA